TTATTTTATCCGCCATTTATATTATAATCCTTTGGTAGCCTAATTCGTAACCGCTCCCCTATTTTTACATTTGATTCTGCAAATTGATTATGATATTGACCATTGATAATTTTTATAAATGCATTTGAATTTTCGAATAAGAGAATTGACGATCTTGCTATTTTATTAAAATCATTTAAAATTAAATAATCAAATTTCTTTTGAATTGGTACTGGTAAAAATGATACAGCTTTAACAATAGTTGGCGAAGCCACTAAAGCAGCAAATACAGCAAATAATGAACGTCTACTAACCGCCATAGAGGCCACCGCCTCCCGGCTGATTAGGTTTGAAAGGATCGTGATCTACAGGCTGAAATCCTAATAGCCCCTTCATATTACCCATTGTATCACCTTGACCTTGCATCATTCCTAAGAACGGTTGCAAGAATTGCATCAATTCAGGTGGTAAACGGCTTTCGAGTCCTTGTAAACCCTGTTGCATAGGTTGCTGATGCTGCATTGGTTGATTAGGATTAATTCCCTGACCATCCCAATTCTGTTTACCCTGCATTGCATTATGCGGTTGTGTATATGTTTGTGCGAGACTTTGCAATCCCTGTGCAGCATTCTGTACAGGTTTCATAGGTGCAACCCATGCGGGAAGATTAGCCATGAATTACACGCATAAATTTACCCTCACGTCCAGGGCGCGCATCTTTAATATAATGATGGCCATCAGGCGCGAGCCTAGCTCCAATGTGGGCAGGATGGAACCCCATATCCTCATTTGCCTCAACGCGATAGTATTGATTCCCGCGTTTGACGTAATGTGCCCCATCAGGCGCTTTACGTGACCCTGGAACGCCAGGAATGCTATCACCCTCTAAAGGTGCCTCCGCTTTTTCCTCACTCTCGTCAGGCTCGCCAGCAGCAAGCATCCCCTGTACCAATTGATCGACCACCGGCTTCATTCGTTTATCAGGATTGTCACCCTTACCATAATTGCCCAATGCAGTTAATCGATCAGTTTCAGCTTTATAATCTTCGCGTGCTTCGCGCGCCATTGCTTCTTTAAGTCGCAGATTCAAGTCTTGCGCTTTAATTGTCAATTCCTTGTCTTTGTCAGCAAGTTCTTTTGCCTGTTTTGCAATTACAGTAAGCTGTTGCTGAATTTGATCAGCAGCAGCGTGCATGGCTTGTTCAGTTGCTGGATCAGGTGCATCGCCCGTCACATTCGGCGGAATGATCTTACGCCAACGATCAGCAAGAACCTGTGCTTCAGGGAAGTCCGCAACCTTCCAAAGGATATCACCAGCAATATGCATAAATTCAGGATTCTGTGCCGCAATCTGAGTTAATGCATTAAATGCCTCTTGACGCCTTGTCGCAAAACTAGGTCCAGTATCAGCCTGAACATCATAATATCCAACATTCGGATTAAATAAGATTTCTTCAACTTGTCTGTTCTTATCCATTTGAATATTGTTAGGATCACTTTGATTTTTTACACCTTCCTCCGCGTCAGGATCGATTGTTACATTAAGTATTCGTCCATCGCGCGCCTCAATGCGTTTAACTCTTTGCGTATCATAGATTTTCGGGATGAGGTCAAGGATAATTTTTCCAGTGAACCTAATTGCGATTGCCTGATTATCGATAAAGTGGTAAGTGCTTCTATCACCTTGGCGCTGCCTTGCATTAATTGCAACTCCACTTTTAGCATTTTCATTCTCTCCCGTTTGTGCCTGATATTGACCAGACACCATCATCATTTCATTTTGACTAATTTCCATCTGCTTGACATAAGCAGGTGAAGGCTGCGGCGGCTGCGGACGCGAAGGTGCAGGTAATTCATTGCCATCATCATCAAATGCACGATGCGGCATGAAGCTGTGATTTTTTGTATTGGCTGTTTTATAATATTCCTCAAATCCTTCAATTGCTTCCACCGAAGCAATCCAAGGCGATTTGGTTTGCAATGCTCCAAATTCTTGATTAGCTGAAGTATTCCAATTGTAAATTTGCTGTGCATTGATTAACCATCGCGTGTGGCCCTTGCGATCTAATATACCATCAATAATTGTTTCACTACCGATCAAACGAACAATCGGAATATATTTACCTAACCAAGAACCACGGTCTACAATTTTATCGCCAGCGATCTTACACCAATCAATATTATCAGTTAGAACCTTTCGCTCTTGATAGGTGCGTAAATTTGCAGGCAAATTTGCTTCGCGCTTTCTAATTTCTTTAAAGACTTCTTTTTGTTCATCAAGTAATTCGCTTAATAATCCTTGCACTGGTGTATGATCTTCTGGAATAACAAATGAAACTAACTTATCCTCTTTTTCCTCTTTGTAATAATATTCGGCTACGCGAACATGATTCTGCGTAATCCACATATCTGGTGTGGTATTACCTAATGCTGCATGTCCAATTTGATCAGCATATTTAGGATATTTCTTTTTAAAAATTTCTTTTGGAACATCTTCAAAAATAAATCCATATCGAGCGTCTGAGCCATCAATCTCATTAATATCGCAATCAAGATAAACTGATTTAGGGTCTTTAATGCGGCGAATGTATATTTCTTGATCAAATGTCTTGCTATCAATATAATCAACAGCAACTCGCCAATATCCCCAGCCCGCTTCTACTTGAAACTGAGTTGCATAATCATAAACTTGTTCAGCATTGGAAATATATTCGATATGATAGATAATTTCCTGAAATATTTGCGCACCTTCAAAGGTAGCATCATCGCCAACCGGACGAATGCGAACACCCGGCTTATTTTGCTTTGCATCATTAACAATCAAAAGATTATGCTGTCGTGTTTTATTGATTGTCAAACATGGTCTATCTTGCAATTCACGATTATAGACAAGATCAGAATCCCATTGATATTTATTATGAACATCACCATTAGCAAACTTGTAATCATAATCAAAACGAATGCGAGCAATTGATTCCCATTCCTCGCATCGCATAAATCGTTCTTTAGCTTCCCGAATTAGTTTTTCATCAGGATCGTCAGTATCATTTTCCATAAATGTTTAATCTCGCTTAACTAACTTATAACCTCTATTCCAAATAAATTTCATAATGCACTTTGCATCAATATCATCAATATCTTTTATTTCATCGTCATTTAAAAATTCTTCAATCAAATCTATGAAAATTTGATTATTCTCTAATTGCTCATTCATTTAACTATTCATCCAACCTGTATTAGAACTTGGTTTAAAATGCGTACTCGAATATACAACTTTAGGCTTCTTTTGTTCAGTCTCAGACTTCAATGATAATGCAAAGGTTTGAAAGGCATCTGCACCATGCGAATAATCATTGTGGGCAGGCTCACGACTCCACTTGCCATCTTCATCAACTTCGTATTGATATCTGCACAAACATTGCCAACCATCTGCTGTATTTTCTTCGTCAAAATTACAAAGATCAAAAACAAGTCTTCCTGCTCGAATACCCATGACTTTTTTAGATACACGCGGCACAATTTTTACCTGTTTAGGATATACATCGCGAAGCTGTTTGGCAACAGACCTACCAGCAAGCGTCTCGTTTTCGCCATCATGCGGTAAATGATGCGTTCCGTACACATATCCCAAACTTTGCAAATGCTCTAAATAATAAGGTATCTTTTTTAAATTATCCTGAAAATAATTGATGATATTATATTCAACCCCTACCCTTTGAATAAACCATATTGCAGTATTATCGTGATGGCCTAAATCCCAAAAAGTATGTACAGGGCGACCACTATCGTAAGATACTTTGCCTCTGCGTCCGTCAAGTAAAACTTTTTTAATTTCCTCAGCATAAATAGCACCATTAATGGTTTGCTTTGTATGACCTTCCCACACATTCAACCATTCGTCCGGTGTTTTCTCTTTAGCCAATTCCATTTCTAATTTAAGATCAGGTGGAAACCATTTATTATCTGTCCAATTTAACTTTTCGACGATGGCGTATCGTTCACCTTCTCTATAGTCAGGGGCGTACTTATCTCGCTGCAAAACGAATCGTTTATATGTTTCATCTGTATCCAATTCAGGATTGAAGGATATCCATATTTCCGGGCCTTTTCTAAAAGGTCCGCCCATTCCATTTGGGTCATTTTCATGCCGTCCACGAATAGTTGGACCGAGTTTCTCCCATGATCCTTTACTAACATTAACTGCCTCTTCAATCCATGCAATATCAATTCTCGCTAATGATTTAATTGAATTAATATTGTATCGAATACCCTTAAAAATAAATTCTGAACCTGTACGCTTGCTTGTAATCGTCTTATCCAGAATATTAAATTCTTCAAACATTCCCATATCATTAATTTGATTCTTAATTGTTTCATGTACGCTTTCAGCAATCGAAGTTTGTAATTCACGAAAGCAAGCAATACGCAATCGCTTTTGTGAAGCAAGAATAATGAGTGCTCTAGCTATGTTCTCAGTTTTACCCGCTCCGCGTCCTCCGTATAATACTTTGTAGCGAGCCGGAGTATTGAGTAAGAATAGTAACTTTTCGGGAAATTCTATTTCTAACATTTAAGGGCCATACGTCAATGTTTTCCAACTAAACGCTCCCTGTCCAATTGACGTGCCATTGTAAACTGTAGTTTTAGTCCCAGATATCTGGCATGGGCAACCATCTTGCGCCGCATTGATAACAGTGAAATACCCTGGATGCTCCGCAGTACCAGTAATTGTTCCAGTTCCTGCCCCGGTAAATGTTACTGCTGTTCCATTGATATCAGTCAAAGTAAAACTATTAGTAGCAACACCAGCCACATAATAAGATGTATTTGCACTAATTCCTGTCGGTAAAGTAGCTGACGATGTAAAAAACACCGTCATACCATTGGCGATACCTGCTGCAACTGCACCAGTCCAATTAACAGTAGTACCAGCGCTAAATGTAATTGTTGCAGATTGAGGATCAAGCGGAACATGTGGGAATACACCAGTTACTTCGTACTGCACCGTCGTATCGGTGTTAAGTGTAATACCGAGACCTGGATAAACCCATCCAAGCGTTCCGGCATCAGCGAGCACAGCAAAGCTTTGCCCCTTTGTAGTCCAATGCATTGTGGGGATAACATTGGTATTTAGCGGTTGTCCCCAGCTATCGAAGTAGTGCGCGCTTTGTGAGAATTTTCCAATCTGTGCATTCCAATCAAGAATGCTATAATTAGTCATTCCATTAGCAGCCGAATCCGCTCCAAGTTGTCGCCTTGTGGCCGCGGACCCTTGTTGCGTACCCACACCTGTACCACTTGTATTAATTGCTGCACCGCCAAGAGTCAGACTTAAAGTAAATGTCGAACTTGTTGGCACACTCTGCACATAGCAAGGACTAGCCGCGGTACAACCAACAAATGCTGCATTAACAGAACATCCGCCTCCTGTGCATGTCATTGCAACGGGAGCACCAACAGATAAATTATGCGCTGTTGGAGAACCGCCGCCCCACGTCACAACACCCGGTGAAGCATTCGTATATGTAACCGTCACTGGCCCTTGTGGCGTTAAATTATTCAACATTGATGTTGGAATGCGCGGGGTAGATTGCGGGGCAGGTCGATAACCTATGTATGGAACTTCAGCAATACCACTTTGAAATATTGAGTTCATCCCACCGCCAAGGGTAAGGCTTGGCTGAAACGATGTTGGTGCCCAAGGACTAGGATACCATTCGCCCGCACCAAATCCAGCTGTATATTGCGAAATTCCACCCCCACTGATATACCCATTCTGATTAAAATAACCAAAGGCTGGATCAATTCTTGTGGTCGGATTTGGGGGCAATGCATGATTATTTGTAAAAATAGCTCTGCTGGTAGCCCCAGAAAAATCAACAATAATGGAATCCGATCTAGCAGATGCAAACTCACCCTGTGCCCACGATAAGTTAGACCCAGCTAGGGAAATAAAAGGAAAAGATTGCTGACAATAAAACAGCGCTATGGTAGCATCAGTCTCAGACCCAATTCCAAACGGAATTGGAGCATATTGAGACATCGAAGGATCGTAATTCTGTCTAATATCAACCCACGTATGACCTAAGCCGCCGACAAATCCATTATGTAAATTCGCTTCTGTTGTACAAGCAAGATCATTTTCCTCATGAATAGAAGCAACATAACTACCATTAGCATCGACTGTCGTTACTCGCTCAACTGCATATACTTCAGTCGCAGCTTGAATTTCTGCTTGCAAATCACTTGATGTTGAAGCATTGGTTAAAATCTGCCAATAATGAGTGCTCCACTGCGAAGTTGTTCGCAGTGTAATAACACCTGTACTAGAATTATATGCTGTGACTTCTAATGGAACCAAACCAAAATGTTTTGTCTTTACAATCCATGAATTAAAAATACAATCGGCTATATTCGTTCCACAGGTATCAATAAAAATACGTTGATTAGTCGGAATAGCACTTGCTAAATTTAACGTAGTAGAAAAGCTATATTGAAACCAATTTCCTCCATAAGCCGTAGCAGTTAGAGCCGATGTACTTGAAATCGGAAAAATTCCATAGCCACTGCTATGTACGGACATATTGCCGCCATCTGGAATCGATACTCCCGGTCCAGTAGCAAACACAACCGCCTTAGTGCTGTAATAAATAGATGGACGCGAAATTGTATTAATGTCAACTTGACTTTCAGCAGCTTGAATACCAATATAGTTGAATACACTATTAAAATCAACAATCTTGTTCTCAGCGCCAAGAGCGTTGAAATTAGGTCCAATCGAAATACCTACATAAAAACTATCCGCTTCAACCTTATTGAATAGCGTTCTGTTTGCCCCCGGTCCTCCACCAGCGATACAGAATCCATAATAACCTGGATACAGACCACCGCGATATAAATAGGCAGGATAATTTGTAACACCCATTCCGACTAAACGACCATCACCACCATATGACCCGATTAACTGAATGGACTGAACTTCCATCCCGTTTCCAGTGCCGCTCCAAAACGAACAAGTTTGGCCAACAAATGCAGCAGTAATCACGCAACCTTGACTACCTTCTTGAGAACCAAGCCCTTCGTCCCCATAAAATGAATATGCAAAAGCACCTGTTGTCGGTGTTGCAGTCGTAGGTTTCCAAAATGCACTGGTAGCGACAAACTGACTTCCAAGTGCAGGAGTATTTCCCGTATTGGCATTTTGAAGGCTAATCCAGGGAATGCCGTCAAACAATACAATGTTGTTAATCGCGTAAGTCGTAGCAGGATTATAAGCAGAATATGTCCCAATTCCTCGCAAATTAGAAGGAGGATCAAGGAAAAGTGGAACATCAATGCTATAACCACCAGCATCGCAATATATTGAACGTGTACCAGAACCATATGTTGCGGCATAATCAATCGCCGCCTGTATTGCTGTTCTATTAGTCGTAGCGCTAGCACCCGTTAATGCTCCAAATTGGCAAATATGAACGGGCGATAGCGAATAAACAGGTTCCCAATAAATACCAGCAGCCACATTTAGAACTTCGCCAAATACACCTGTTGGTGAGGATGTACCTTTGCTATAAGTTAACGGACATGCATTAGCAACATTTTCCGCATAAACATATCCAACAGAACTTGCAATAGTAGCTGCTGCTAATGCAGCAGAATTAGCAACTGTTAAATTATCAGAATTACTTCCCCCGCCGCCTCCAACTGCTGTAATAACACCACCTGAAATAGTGATAGTCGAATTATCAGGCTTGACACAACCAAATACACTACTAGTAGCAGTTACCGGACAAGTGTTGCTATTACTTGCTGCTGTAATTCGACCTTGCGCATCAACCGTTATATTACTATTAGTATAACTGCCGGGTGTAACAGAAGTATTAGCTAAAGCAATAGTCCCATTCATTGTAATAGGACCACCAGTTAACCCCGTACCTGTATCAACTTCACTAACTGTACCACCAGCAGCACAAGGATTTTGACTTAAAACACCACTAATAACAATTAAGCAATTAAAACTAATACCACCGGCAACAGTAGTAGTACCAATCGTTAGAGAATTACAATTGATTCCAATAACTCTATTAGCAAAAGAACCTAAACATTGATTATTGACAAAACTGGATGTAGCTGTTACTCCATTTGTAATAGGAGCACCGAAACTAAGAAATGTTGCTAATGTATCAATTGTTGTTAATGCAGTTTGAGGTTGATCACCATTAGGCAAATTAGTATCTACAAGAATTGTTTCATTACCAGTTAAACTAGGAGGACCGGCAGGAACAGTGCAATCCGAAACACTATTATTCTGCCCACAACTATAGGGACCGCTTCCAACAATTGGAAAATTCGGATATACTTGTGCTGAAGCTGGTAAGATAAATAATATAAATAATAACATACGAAAAATCATTGAAATCCTCAATGTTGCCAAACTTTAACACCGTAAACCGCAATCGGCCACACTTGGTCAGTCTGGATGCGCATCGCGTAATGATGGCCATCAGCAATGGCATATGTCTGCGTAGCTTGCGCAGGGGTGCTTGGCGTGAAAATCCCGGTGTCTTGTCCAGATAGCGGCGGATTGCTAACCGGACCTAAGTAATAAGTTGTGGACATCAGAACGTCGTCAAAGTACATCGAAAACGAACCAGGAATGTTGCCAAGCTGAAGCTTCCAATTCATTCCATATCGATGACGCGCCTGCCAATTGACGGGCTGCGACGGAATAGCGAAATAATTGCCGGAATTCTGGATGTTGTAGAGCGGACTAACGGGAAATCCATTGGTTGAGGCCCCACCGCTCCAATCATGAAGCCCAGCAAGATAATTCGTCGTATTACTGCTAACGTCAGTCCGGTAGAACTCCATCACGTCGATTTCGACAAAATGGACATAACCTGCCGCTTGCCCCGGCCACTGATCTGTGTTCGTAATAGCCTCAATCGCATCAAGGAAAAAAGCCGGGTATCGCGTGTTAGCGCCAATGGGCGCGCCAATCGCCATGTCGATCTCAAAGTAACCGCCGCCACCAAACACGCTGCCGACGTAACCCGCCCCGCTGGCGAAGGCGCTCTGTAATGTCGCCTTGGTGCCACTTCCGCCGAGGGTCAATACGCCGGGGCCGACGTGAACGCTCACAGCATCGCCCGGAGGCGCGCCGAACCAGTTGGCGAGATACCAGGAAAACCCAGGCTGCTGCGTATTGGCGAGATCAATATTACCGACATCGTTAAAAACAAGCCGATCATAGCCAGCCAAAGCGGCTTGCGTAGGTGGCTGGGCATTTGCGCTACCAGCGATCAATAAGCCGATGATGGGTAGGAATCGCATCATTTGCTATTAAACTCCGTCACGACCGCTCTATAGGTCTGCCTCGCAAGTTGGTATGTTCCGACAACAAGCATGATCGGTGTCAGGAAAACACCTACCCATAAGCAGATCATAAACGTCGCTAACGCAATGGCCCCGGTTGTTTCGCTCATAAACCAATCCATGAGAGTGTTCATTTGCTATTGAACTCCGTTACGATCACACAGCCAGGACCACCTTGACCTCCCGTAGTAGTCGAAGCTGTATTGTTACTCTGTCCTCCAGAACCACCGCCACCGCACGCGACACCTGCCGCACCGGCCTGTACAGCACTGCCTGCGGCTTCGACGCCTGCTGCACCACCGCCCCACGGGCCATTCCCGCCCGCCCCAGAGGGTAGCACAACAGTCGTGATGGTCGATCCCTGTCCACGAGTACCAGGAGCACCCGCTACTGCAATGTCCCCGGTACCGGCAACGCCACCAGCGCCCGCAGTCCCGCTCGCCCCATTACCGGCACCGCCACCGCCCGAACCGCCTTTACCCACACAAAGCGAGCCAAATGAGCTATCAGCACCACCTGTTCCTGCATTATTACCGGCTGTTCCGCCGTTTGCATTCACGGTATTTGTTACAGTCTGTGACGCACCGATCGCTGTCGCCGTGAGATACACCCGCGAGTAAGAGCCCGACCCCCCGCCACCACCGGACTGAATATCGGCAGTGGTACCGCCAACCCCACCACCGCCCCCGCCTTGTCCTACGCACTCGACAATAGCATATAGAAGATTAGCGTTTGGGACGTAGGTCGAATTTGCGCTGGTGACGTACTTCTGAACAGTGATGCTGCGAATGCTAGGGGTGACAAGGCTACCCTGCGCATAAGCAAGCGAAGGGATAAACAACAGAAGCGCGAGTAAGCGTCTCATTGGTCAATCACCTTCCGAAATTCCCGTAGTAGGCTTGAACGTTATTGTTTAGGTTGGTCGCATCGCTAGCACTTAATGCCGATCCCCATACACCAAACTCTAGCACAGGTCCCTTGAAAATGTCAGTGTTGCCAGCAGTCGCATCAGAAAATGCCAATAGCTTAGTTGCGGTGTTAAAGTTGCCCGCCGACGTAAAAGCTGTAGTCGCCCCATCCACAACCCCAAATGAATTAGGACTGGTGCCATTATATACGCAAATCACATTGTGAAACTGAGCGCTTACAGCAGGAACCAAATGATCCGCCGTCACTACACAATCGGCATTGTTCGCTGTATTACCAAGCCATACCCCGCCATTCCCACCAGTTATTATCGTGTGGTACGTGGCAAAATTAAATTGCGCAGCCCCAACTCCATACACACTGAATGGCTGCGCCAATGCTCCCACATTGCCTGCTGAAGCTAGAACGTTATTATTAGCCTGAAGACTATATGCACAAGGTAACGGTCCAATAGACGTAACAACATTGTTGCATGTATTGCTTCCTAAACCCGTGTTGATATTGAAAATCAGCTTTGGGCGCTGGGCAATCGTAGCCTGAGTTAAATCGCACGATCCGGTACAATTTAAAGCCGCAGTTTGATCATACAAAGTTTTGATGTTGCAATCGGCATTCCCAGTACAGGGAATCGCAGCGACGGCAACCATATCGAGTTGCCCATTTGCCAGAGTGTTGATATCAACACAACTGCCATCCCCGGCAACCGTATTACAGATATTTGCTGCCTTGGTTCCGGCCTTAGCAGCGCTATAGGCTCGCAAACCCCACCAACCCCAAGCGCCTGCCTTGACATCACCAGGGCCGATATAGTTCGACGCTAAAATGGTAGCTCCTGCAAGCCATCGGGCACCGTCACTGTAAATCTGAACCCCGAGCTTGCCGCCTCCGGTGAACGGCTGCCCCATCACCGGAGTCACCGCATCAGTAACATAGCTGGTCGATCCTGCCGCAAGCTTCGTCGCATCAGGTTGATGAGCTAAAGAAAACGCATCAATTCCGTTATATTTTACACTGGTATTTCCAGTCAAAACCAAAGGATCGCTGATATTTGATAACGAATTAACTCCTATCTGACTGCTAGTCGTAGTATCAAGAAGAATTGCAGGAACGGTAGCACTTGGACCAGATATGGTATTACCAACAGCAGCCAAGGAAACACAGTTACCACAAACGATCACAGGAGACGATCCAGTAGCAGAAATGCCACTAGGACTGTTTTGCAGGGAAATGTTTAATGGATAAGCTCCTACTCCACCACCGGCACCAGCACTCGTAATATATGTTCCTTTAGGAATGCCAGTGCCAGTAACAACCATCCCTCGCCTGATCGTACCAGTAACCGACCCGCTGGCCGTCAGTGTGCTTCCTGAAATTGCTGCTGTAAAGGTCGCAATACCATTTCCATCATGAGAATTCAAAGTGTTTCCGACAATATTAACAAGGCGCCATCCGCTATAAATAGCTACCGCTGGACCATCAAAAAACTCGCACTTATTTCCCTCGATGATAATCTGTACCGACGCCCCTGGTGTTGTTTCTATCTCTATACAGGATAGCATAGCAACTCCTCCATTGGAGGTTGCCTTATTATGAGTAATGTGCCCCCCGCCGCTTGACTCCCAACGAATTACCGTTTGTGCTGAATTTGCAGGAAAGAATGTGTTATCTGTGATGGACCAATCGCCGGTGTCAGCGTTGGCTGTATTTCGAACTCTAATGCAGTAATGCACGCAATTTTGAATTTGACTCTCAATAAGGTGCCATGCCTCCCCCTGTTTAATATCAAATGTGTCGTAGAAGCCGTCCACCATCAAATTATTAAAGTTGATAAGGTTCGCGGCATAACCTAAATCAATAACAACAGCAGATGATCCAGCAGCGGCCGTGCCGCCAACCTGAATCATCGAAAAGTCTTTCATCAACCCGACTTTTGCAGTGGTCGTGAATAGCGGTACTGAAGTCGATCCGCACGCAATGACAGATACCTGCTGAGTCCCATCCAAAGCTCGCGTTCCCGAACCTAACATCGAAAATGCATTAGGAATGGTAAAATTACAAGTTGACGTATAAAAATATCCGGGAGGAACAACATACTGACAACCAGTTGAAGGACATGCTGCAATCCAAGCCGTAATCGGTGTCGTCAAATCTTGTGTATTCACTCCAGCTTGCGCTGCTGCAAGCTGTGCTAATGTTAAATAATTTGCAAGATTAATTTGAGCCGCACTTGCAGGAACACCACCGCCACCACTACCTGTATTTGAAATTGTCTGAGCTAAAATGGATTGATTAAATAATAAAAAGAAAATAAAAAATAATTTTTTCATTGCAGACCTGCATAAAATGCGTCACCGATTGTTCCAGTGATAGAAACTTGATCTTTAAGAACCATTCCATTAACGCTGCAATAAACAGATTGACCAGCAGATAATTGAACAGACTTAGCAGTAGTAGCACTTGCAATTGGACCAAAAAACACATACATTGTATGTGTTCCGTTATTTTGAACAGTGCATGATGTTCGTCCAGTTACCGTAGTATCCGCTGACCAAATTGATTGAAATACATTTGTCGATGCAATTGTAGAACTAGCATTAGAAGTAGTAACAGCATATGGTTTTGTAATTACAGGATTTTGTGCAGATGCAAAACTAGGCGCGAAAATCGCGCCTAGTAAAGCTAATAAAGCTAAAAGCTTTTTCATAACGTTAACTCGACTTAGCGCCAGCTTGTGAAACCCAAGCCGCCACACCAGCAGATGACACGCTATGACAAAGAAAAAACGATCTACTTGCAGCAGCTAAGGGAACACCTGTTGCCGTAGCGACCGCATCGATCGTATCAGAGTTAGAACCAAAAATCTGAGTCGATTGAGCACCATCATTAGCAATAAACACCATATTTCCAGGTTGTGGATTTGCTGGTAATTTAACGCTATCAGACGCACTCGCGCAAACAGAGATTTGATTTACCGTTGCTTTAAGCAATCGAGCAGCAGCCTTTGTACCACCAGCTGTTGCTGTAATACCATTCTCAGCAGAAAACTGCGGAGCACCAAATAATTGATTAAGTGTATTCCCATTAATCTGGCTAAACCACCTGATTGGAAAGGGAATGGGAAGAACCAATGCCATGATAATAATCCTTTCTTTGTTTCTTAATAAAGGGGGCTTTCGCCCCCTAATTAAGGATTATTATGGTTCCGAAGATGCAACGATGGTAGCACCACCACCAGCACCGACTAACTTACAAGCAAATCCAGCAGTCTTTGCCGCAGTTGTCGAAGTGATATTAATGCTATTAACAGTATTAGCTCCCAATGTGCTTTGCACTAAGTAAGTGGTAGCAAGAGCAATTGGCGTAGCACTGTTAGCGATGATTGCCCAAGTGCTTGCACTAAGCGTAGTACCACCGAATGCAAGAGTCGGAGCAATACGCATATGCGGAACAGGTGCAGTCAATTCGCAAGTTGTAGTAGTATCGTAAGTACCCATCAGCGGTGTTCCCACCGATGCAGCACCTTCAGTAATGACATAAGAATATGTCTGTTCAAGCACGCCTTCCAACCAAGGTGTGCGTCGCGCAAAGCTACCAGGAGACGTATTACCAGCAGAAATTGTAACGCCATTCTGTACAACAGGAGGCGCAGACGATTCAAGTTGAGCATTGCCAAATTCGAACCAATCACCAGCAACACCCGTCGAAGCCGGATAAGCACCAGTGCAAAGCGTAACGCCAACACCAGTTACAGCCGTTCCACCAATTGTGAGCGGCACCTGACCAGCCACCGAATAACGCGCCATTGCATTCGTAAGAGGAATGACAGCAGGCGCAGTTAAACTGGCAGTAGTTACCGCTGTTCCAACCTGACCATTAACAATAGTCTGATTAGTCAATGTTTCCTTAAACATTGCATCGGTATTAGTGTTTGGAGTAGCACTATCAGCCGAAGTAAAGGCATAAATGCGAGCAATAATTGTCTGATTTGTTTGCAAATAACCAGTGTTTGCAAATCCATACCAGCTAAAAATGGCCTCATTGCCCACAAATCTAGCCGATTCAGCAGTCGGAAGAATCTGCCCAACACAAATAGACGTTGTATTAGTACCAGAAGGCCGAACAACGCGCATTACCGCATTTACGCCAAGTGTCGGCGAAATATCAGTAGAACCAGTCTGTCGATTGATGGTAACTGTATTACCGCTGGAATAGCTAGCCCAACGATCCGCTGTATAAGCTGCTGTAGTCGGAGTTGCCGAAGCGAAGGAAGTACCACGTTGCCAAAGATTGGTTTGAAAATCACCACCAATCAAAGCATTACGCTCCGATCCCTGCCCATGAGAAAACATTACAGCAGTTGGAATTAACACAGTCTGTGGATTCTGACCACCAGGAAGCTGCGTATCAGCAACCACCAATTCGTTACCAGTCAATGTAGTCGGACCAGCAGGTGCAGTAGATGTACAAGTACCCTGCGAAGTCACAACACCATTAACAACTGTCGGATTCTGGTAACTGATGCAATAAGTACCCTGCCCGACAATCGGATAACCCCAAAACAGTCCAGCCGAAACAGCAATACCAACTGTACTCACAAGTGCAGCACAGCCAATAAATAGATTTCGAACCTTATAACGACTAAAAGAACCCATAATTTTCTCCAATCTTAAACTGCTTTAATTCTTAAAGGAGTTATGTTTGTAATTTCTTCTTCGTGTTCCACAACAGGCTTGATAGTCTCAGTTTCACCTTTTTTATCAGGCTTAACTAAGACTATCTTCATTTCATTGTTCGTGAAGTTAGTTGATGCATCAATTAAAGCTTTTTGGCCGATATAGCCCATTGTTTCGGCATAAAGTTTTAGGAAATTGTGCCTGTCCTTGGCTTCATGAACGAAATGACGTTGCCCGTTGCGCTCGATTGCTTCGTCTGCAATCGCCAGCAGCCTAGCTGCAAACGCCTCTTTGTCAAGAAGTGGTTGAGCGGATGCACTAGGCTGCTGTGCAGGAGGATCAAGAGCAATGCAAGTATCAGGTTTACGATACGTCACAACGTCAAAGCTTGTGCTCCAATCGTTATTTGAACGTGGTGCTTCAACTTCAAAAAATCGATCAGAAGGCTTCCACATTGCCCACAAATAACATGAATTGGTGCTGGTCGCAAGACTCGAACTTGCCACCTACTGATTACAAATCAGTTGCTCTACCTAATGAGCTAGACCAGCTACTTAAATAGCTTATATCCCTTATAACTATTACGAATATTCTGAGCAAAATACTTGCCAGCACTATCACAATCTTTCAAAGCATGATAATGCTCAATCGGACAACCAGGATAATGATAAGTCAAACCTGATGTAAATTTAATTTCCAATACATCCTTACCAGGATGATAGTCAATATGCTCAATTGAACTACTTGATTTCAATTTGTGATGATACATTTCAATATTCTCCGTCATTTATATTTGGTGCGCTCTACCAGAATCGAACTGGTACTTCTATTCGAAAACAGATTTTAAGTCTGTTGCGTCTACCTATTCCGCCAAGAGCGCATTAATTACTTAGCGGCTTTCGTCTCAACTACATGCCCATTACTGCAACCCCAGAACGTCACACGTCCTAACCACTTTCTATGTTCAAAGTTACCGTAATCAATCGTTTCCTCTCTGACTACATTATCATTAGCATCATATACTGTAACTGTCAAGGGAAATTTTTTAACGTAATCCCGTAATGGCACCGATTCAGGACCGTTTAAATTAGGAGCACTCATTGATGGTATTCCATTGTTTTTATTTGTTAAAATTAGAAAGAAGGGGTTGCTCAGGACCTCTGTTGCAACCCCTTCCATATCAAATCAATTGGTATGAAAATATCTAACGCACTCGCTTAATCAACGCTCCGTCAGCAGGAGCAATCCAATTACCATATTTAACACCAGATTTCACACCACGAATAGTAAACTTGCGTGTAAATTCATATGTAGGTACAGTCTTCGTTTCCATGATCTTGTTGCCATTCGCATCAAAAACTAACTTATTGCGAGCACCACGCTTTGAACGCTCCACAACCTTTTCACCTGTAACATTTGCATAACGATGGTTAGCACTAGAAATTGTTGAACCAAGTGTCTTTAGCGGATTAGGCAACTTTGCCGTAGCTGAAACAAAAAAAGACTTACCGACATCCAATTTATCAAACGGATACTTAGTTGGTGCTCCACCACCACCGCCACCACGCTTAATAGGCGGCAATTCAGCATCATCAATAATTTCAAAATTAGACATTGTATGTTTAACCTCATTCTCAGTAACAGGATTTTGATTGGCCGTCAAGAGTGCAGCGCCGGCCGTTGTGACGCGGCAGGCAACCTTCGACTTATCAGACGGATCGGGCTCATGAATATTAATCTCAATTAGCGGAGGATTATGCAAAAGCAGAACTTCCGCATCTTGAGTTTTAGCAACGTAGCGAACTTTACCCAAGGCAATTTCAGAAAGCAACTGCAAATTTACAGTAGTATCATCAGCAGGTTCAATCTTTCGAACGGTCGCAGACTTAGCCATTTTTGTAACCTTTCATCCATCCATTCTATTTTGCCCCTCATTATGAAGCGGCAATCATTCGATTAACATAAGCGTCAGTAATATCTTTGTCAACACCTTCTTTAACAATTGGCGTAACTTTTCCTTCGCATTGCGTCCCTAACAATTGATCAGCTTCAAGACCGCATAGCTTGCAATATGTGATCCAGATGTGGTCATCTTTGTAGGCATTAAGATTATGATTCATTTTCGCTTACCATTATAAACATCAATTTCGAAAGCATCTGGATCAAATCCAGGCACTAACCAACAGCATAATATACCGCCGCTGTAATAAATTACACCGCTAGGTACATATGGTCCTTGATAATACATAGGATAAATCATTACTTCTTTTCCTCAACCTTCGCAGGCTCTTGCGGCTTAGGTTGCTGCGCTGCAACCTGTTCCCTCAATTTCTGCAATAGTGGTGCAGAATCATTGAAAGGTTGCGTTCCCAGCCCTTTGCCGATGATATCCAACTCAGGACCAGTCAGCTTAATTGTGAAATCTTCTGCCATTGCAGAAGTAGATAGCAGCATTGCAATAATAAGATAACGCTTCATTTATTTAATCTCCATTAAGTTTCCATTCTAGCTAAGTCTTTTTCTACATTTTCTGGACGCTTTCGATATGCTCTTGCATATGCATTTCTTTTTAATCTAATTTCTTCATTTAGAGACATTATCTAACCTTCACTTTCAGGTACAAAGCAACGAATAAAAACTTCCGGCTGTGTTCCAGGTGGATAAATCACGTACCACACCGTTGCTACACCTATGGGATTAATTTTCTGCCTTGTCAAGGCTTCATTCGGTACTTTAAGCCAAGGTTGTGCAGAATCGCGTGGATCAGGAATGTAATAACCATCCTCACGATGCTCCATTGCCGTAGGATGCCCATCCGCAATATCACAGCAAGGCACACCCGACTGAGCGCGAACGTCTTTAAACCATGCTCGTTGACTATCATTGAGCCGATAAGCATCCCATTCACCTGCGACATTAATCCATTTAGCATTAATGGGGAGAAGGCCAGTCAATATAAATATTGTACCGAGGATAATCAATCTCATTTTTAATCTCCAATTGATGACGTAATTTAATCGTTTCATTATTTTTAAGCATCAAAGCAAGCTTACACTCAATCAGAGCATCTTGCAACTGTTCACATGTCATAGTATTGATTGGCTGGCCTAGCCAATAGCAAGTGTCATCGATCATTTCTTTTCTCCCTGATTGCCTTTTCGATAAAGAAAATTAGCACCAACTCATTGAAAATGAGCCAATAAATAATTAGGTGATAAAATGACATGGCTAAAATTACTTTTCGACATAATAATAGCAATGATTACTTAATTTAATCTTACCACTTCTAACCAAGCTACTCATTAGTATATTAAATTGATCCAATGACATTTTAGACATTAACATAGCATACATATGACCGGCCGGAACACCTAAAGAGTCGCCTGCTTTAACAACTTCAACCAATGCTTGCAGAAATTCAAATAATGCAGAAACCTTTTCTTGCTTTGCATCGGCCATTTGCTTGCTCCTTCGTTCTGACAATTACGAATATAGACGTTCACAACGAGAAGTAAAGCGCTAAATGAAAATTATTTCGTGATTAAATAACTGTGATATAAATATCACAGTTGCAATAATTCTCGTACAATCAACCAATGCTGTTCAGGCATTGCAATCATCACCAAATCCTTTTCATCCTCACTCCAATCAACTGTGCTCGCATCGAACGCAGCTTTAACTGCTTGCTCAACTGTTACCGATCGCTGTCGCTTTGCAGGCTCTACAGGCGTTTCAACATGCTTCGGCATAGCTCGCTGCTTGCCTTCGCTCTCAGCTACGGCAACAGCATCTTGAAGCACCTGGACAGCTTTAACAGGATTATGCTCTGCTACCACCTTTTGCGCCATGCTCGCACTAACTTGACCATTCGTCACCATTTGTTTGATCGGTTCAGGCATGGTCAACAAATCGAGCAACTGAGATATTCTCGCAGGCGTCACACCTGACTTTAGAGCAATATCATTCTGTTGCCAACCCATATCACACAGCCGCTTGCAAATTCTCGCCAACTCCATTTGTGCAAACGGCTTCTTTTTATTGCGAATGATTTGTGAGAATAACAAATCAGCATCATTGCTGCCCCGTTCCTCGGATCGTACAGGCACCGTCTTTAGCGGAGCACCACGTTCGATTGCCAATAGCGAAGCACGCAAACGGCACTCACCATCGACAAGCCAAGCCTTGCCATCTTCCCAAACAACGGTTAATGGGTCTTTAACACCAATCTCAACGATGGATAATGCTAGTTCTTCGACATGCTGAATATTGTCGGGATCGTTAAAATCACGACCATTCCAGCTTGGTTTGACGTGTAGCAATCGAGGATCAACACGATGAACGTCGCTTCGACCTTCAGATATGGAAGCGAGACCTGATTTCTTTTCAGCCATGATCACATTCTCCCCAATTCTTTCACAATCTTTTGCCATTCTTTATTGCATTTTTCCAATGCAGCAATAGCTTTAGTTTCTTGTAACTGTTCGTCGCAATGTTCAAGAACAGCCACCTGCATTGCAATCAAACATCGCAACGCATCTTGATGCATCTGTGTCATTTTCATTTCTCCTGTTCAACAATCCCAACTTAAACGATTTAATTGGGATTGTCAACTGAAAAATTAAATTATTTTACTTCGATCTGGGACCACCACGTTCATAACCTTTCGCCACATAATCAGCAACCTCACCAGAAGCAACCCTAGCACGTTCTCCCGTAGCTCGATTGAGCATCCACACTTTGCCAGCAAAGCATTCACCACGACCCTTTACAGAAGCCGCTACAGGCTTTCTAGCGATTTCCTGATGATACACTTCACCAATTGGCAACTTCAGCCCATCAGTAGCAAATTGAACAGCCTTCTGTCGAGTATCTTCGTCCATATGACGAAACCATTGATTGACTGCAAATTTAAATTCTTCAAGCGCGCATTCGTTGGTCATTGTGCAATCCTCCCACCATCTAAAATAGTCATGACATCCAAAGCAAATCCGCTATCATAATTCTTATCATTGTTATAAATAGCTTTGCGGCCTTCACGAACTAAACGAAACAACCTTTCTGCTTCCTCTTTTGACAAATTCAAGGAAACTTCCCCATTTCGATGCTTATTGCTGGTCATTTGCTAGCTCCCTTGCTTCGATTTCACTAACTTAAACGCTTCGATTAGATAAGTCAACACTCTTTTTCAAAATTATTTAACTAGGTACAATTCCCGGTGCGACCGATTGACGCAGTGTGCAATTTTGGACAGACTGCCGCAACTTTTCCCCAATTGCGGTATTTATATGATTGTTACGGTACAACCGTTATGCTCAATCATTGGGCATAAGTGCATTAATGAGTACAAATGGAGAATAAAAATGTTCGATTTCTTCGGTCGCGTCATTTGCCAGTGCTGCAAATCGCGCATGATCCTAGAACAGACTGCATCCCGAGCCGGGATTAATCAAGCAGTGTTCAAATGCACCAATCCCCGATGTTATGAAGTCGAAGCGCCGAGCTGGAAACAGCCACGTAACGTCGTTTATGTGCAAAAGCAAGTAGCTTATTAGCTATTGTTGGCGTAAGCGTAGCGTACAAGCGTAATTAGGGGGCTAAAAGCCCCCTAATTCATAGCTGGCATTAACATTCCACAACTTTATACACCGCAAGAGCCTTGGGGCTTTGACGATAAGCACGATCAATCATGAAATCTCTCTTAATCGATTGAGCAAAAGCCTCGGCATCTTCTCGCGTATCAAAAGTATGAGGCTTGCTATTGATTGCATTCTTGCAGATTTTACGAGAAGAACCGCGAATGATTTCAATCTGAAACATTTGCTTGCTCCGTTCTGATGCTACTACCATGAACGGTTCAATTAGGCTTGTCAACTCTTTTTCTTCTCCACCGGCAACTTATTTTTCGCTTCCCAATATCGGCAATGACCCTTAGCTGCGATCCATCCCATGACCAGCGTACAGCCATGCAAGCCATGATCAACATACATGCTGCAATCTTGACAGTGCTGTTTTTTAGCACTGTCAACGTAATGTGCAGCTTCTTTAGTTATTTTCTTAGGCCATGACATAAATTTTTCAGATTCTTTACTTATTTTCACTTCTTTTTCTTCTTTGCGGCTTGCCTCTTTTCCGAGTAAGCTATCGCAACGGCCTGCTTGACCGGCTTACCTGCATTTACTTCGGCACGAATATTAGATTTGAATGCAGCCTTGCTTGTACTCTTTTTTAACGGCATTTTAAAAATCCTGTTTCAATAAGATCGTTATAAATTCTATTTGCTTGCCTTTCAGCACCTTCGTAAAACTCAAGATTTCTTTTAATAACCATAAAGGCAGTCACTTCTTGATCAAATTTAATCAATCCTAGTGCTTCCAACACATCTAATGCTTTATTAGCTTCCAGCGAACCGCACATTTTTAATTTTCGAATTGCTTCATTTCGAGTCATTTCAATTCTCCACCATTTGATATGCACTTAACTTAAGATTCGTTTCCTCTAGCTTAATACTCAACTCTAAATCCTCAATATAAGCCAAACAAGGCTCCATCAATTGCAATTCAAATTGCAGCAACTCTCTCAGCAGCTTTAACCTTTTTCCCTCTTGCATATTTTCCTATCCCTGATGTTCGAACACGCTTGCCATGAGAACCAATCTTAGTTCCCCGTGATATTTCTAATTGCACTTTAGCTCGAATTAACCCAACACATACCGGACAGCCATGACTATTTAACTTATAACGCAATCCTTTTAAACCAACGCGATAACCGCAATCAAATTGCACAAACTTAACATTATGCGACGGACATATCAATTCACATGGATCGTATTTCAAATATTGCTTAGTACAGTTAGCCATTAACTTGCACTTTCGTTATTTCTCTCAAAACAACTCCACCAAAAGTAATTCCTATTTCCAATTCCCATATTCGACCTTGCTTCGAAATTATCAAAACTGTATCTTTATGCGATATCATCGCTACAATTTCATCCATTTAAATAATCCTCTATTACTTTCACAGCTTCTTGCCAGCCATAGCAAATCTCAACACGATAACCAACCGAACGTAAATAATCAATCCACTCGCCTTGATTGTCCTGAAGCCTCCCCACAACTTTTCTTTTCATTTCAATAAACAGCCCCGCCCATTTAAAATTTGGGTGAGGCAGTACCACGTCAGGCACCCCAGCCTTTACGCCACTGGCTTTAAGCCGCGCAGCCTCCGCTTTAAATCGAAAGCCGCCATTGGGCACCGCAAACATCCAGCGCAACATGGGATATTTTTTAACATTCAAAGCAGCCCAGCAAAAGAGTGCAACTTGTTCGCTGTGCTCCAAACCATATTTAGCGATTTGATCAGGCGTCATAAGGAAACCACATAATCAATTCATTAAGTGATAATTTAAATTCCGACGCATTTAACGGATATTCTTTCTCAATTTTTATTTTCTTTCCATGACCATCAGTCGGCAATTCATGACATTTTGCAACACCAATTCCATAATTTTCATTCTTGTAATAAATAAGATACATTTTTATTTCCTTAATGCGTTAGTCGATTGCATTCCTGTTACAGAAATGACCCTATAGAGCTAATCTACCAGTATGCTTTTCGCAATAATGCAATCTATTTTATGTATCTGACGCTAACGCTCACCGGATAAAGGAGGGATTAGCCCTAACCGTTAATAACCAACTTTCCCAAGCATGATACACACTATCCAAATCATTGCAACAAAAATAAATCCGACTGCACATGCTATGCCCACAATCATCCAAGTTGTCAACATAAATTATTCCTCCGGTCTAATAACCTTACAAATCCACATCGGACGACCGCGAATGTAATGAGGTTCTATGCGCAACTTAACTAATGTTCCTCTCATTACCATCAAATCAAAATCGCGCCACTCAGCACCATTAGTTTGAACTACATAGTAAGCATCTTCATCAATCTCAACTTCATTTGCTTTTTGCCAATCCATTTTACTTTCCATTCAATGCTGCATCAATCATTTTACGATATTGCATTTCTAACGTCATGCCGAGATCGTAGCTACCGGCATCCAACATTTCTTCACTTGGTTCACGCATAGCTTCGATAGCTGCTTTAGCCATATCTATATCGGAACCATAGCAATCGATTCTGGATTTTTCAATTGCTCTAACAACCTTCTCAATCATATTCATTTAATTATTCCCACAAATTAGTTAGCCGCATTTGCGCAGCTATTTGAAATTCAATCACCATAAGCATCATGATAAAAACTTCTAAACGCCATTTCATCACAATAAGCAACTCGCGCTGTCTCCTGCATGTAGCCTTCAAAATATTTTGCAGCAGACTTGCCATGAACACCATCGTATCGATTGGCTTGCTCCATTTCAGGAACAATAATGCATTCCTGGGTAATGCCGTAGCGATTAGCGATTGCGTAAGCTTGCTTGCGAGTGATCATTTGATTTGCTCCGTTCTGATGTTGCTAACATAACAGGAAAATTAGATAAGTCAATTAGTTTTTGATCACGAAATGTTACAACGATAACTGGTCAACTGTTGCAAAAATGTCACATCTGTCGTCCTCTAGAAAAAATACTAAAGGCTAAGTCTTTGATCTTCTTTCTATCTTATATATCTAATATATCTAAAGGGATATATATATGTTACTTACCGGTAACTCGCGCAATATTATTACGTTTACCCCCCCCCCCAACACCCCATTAGACTTAGATCGTTAGATTAGATAAAAATCTAATAACAATATCAACAATTTAGCAAGGTCTAATGGCCTCTATCTAAGGCTTAGACACGTTAGATTGTGGCTGCAATAAGGCAAATTAATCATTAAACATAGTAAAATCCTTAACCATATAAGCTCGCTGTTCTGTTGCAAAGTTAGCTCTAAGCTGTTCCTTTGACATTTCTCTAATTCTGTCAGTATCAATCAAAACTTGAATTGCATTCCTAAGATTTGCGCTTGCTTTGTTTTTTCCATCATTAAAACAAGCAATTGAAGATAAACGTTTATTCAAATAACAATAGGGAATAATGCGAGCCGCATGTAATTTTTCAGGTGCATTCTGCATATACATCATCAATGATATAAGATCACGATTGATGTAATCTTTGATAACTCTGATAACTTCATTGACTTGCCTATTTTCATTATTCTTTCCAACATCCCCCTTTTCAAATTTCTTAGACAAATTAAAGATATCACGATTAACAAGGTCAATTGCATAATTGATATGATCAACAGCTATTGTGGGCACCATATAATTACAGCCGATTGCAATCAATCCAGCAAGCTTAATTGCCTTCAAATGTGCTCTATTCCATAGTTGTCGAACTACTTCTTTGTTGGTCGCATTGATTTGCTGATCGGCGTATCGATCAAATTCTTTTGCAATTTTCAATGCTTCATTATCAAATTTTATGTCAATCCATTGTTGTTGTAGCCCATGCATCATTTTTAAGCAATATGCACAGAGATCGGCTAATTGATTAACTAATTCAGGTGAAGGTCTAATTAATTCATGACCTTCGTTATTTTCGGGCCGTTTACCATCATATTCAATCAAAGTAAATCGAGGTAAAAGTCCATCAGCAATCATATCTTCATTTAACGCGCTATAAAATTTCTCAGGTGCAGAATAACCAAGCAATGAGAAGCTAGGACATGCAGCAATTTTAGTATTCTTATCCTTATCTGCAAATACGGAAGGCTTAAACATTTGCGAACGACCAGATGATTAAAAGAGTTGAAGCAACATTCGCTTGAACATTTTTTCGGCCGAATTGGCACCAGGATTTGACATTACCTCCAATCTGTGCCCAAATTCATCAAAGATGCTCACAAAGCATTTAGAGTGCTCATTGATGTATCGAACCAGTGCTTGACCACTGGCAATTTCAGATGGTCCGATGAACTCAGATGCCGCAATAACCGACTTTTGCACTTCGGCCATGAGACGGTCTATACCGCTGTTCATGGCTTCCTTACCTGTACCGGTAGGAGCTAACAGCAGCACATATTGATTAAGCCCTGTACCTGAGACATTATAAGCACGTCCACAGATGCCAGCCATCAGCCCAATAGCGGCAGCTAGTGCTATCTCAGGGACCGGACGCGGAGCGGCAGCATAAATAAAGCGAGCTATTTGTCCGATGAGTCCAGGTGGAATTTGTATAGTTGAGGTTGTCGCAGTAGCATTAAAATTGTGTCCATTAACTGTTTCAACATTATTCAATTTTGTTTCTAATGCTTCTTTGAAGCCTGAAAAATCTAATGGTGGTAACGTTTGATCGAATGATTTATTAATCATTCCTTTAACGTAATCTTGACGTTTGGCTTTCGATCGTTGACCAAGCGCAGATGATCTAAATAATCTTGCAAGCTGAGTCCGGTTCTTGGTATAATAAGCCAATATATCAATAAAAGCATAATCTGCTTCAGATTGAGACTGATATAAATTCTGCCATTGTCCAGATAATAATGATCTGAATTTATCTCCGTTAGATGCATTCTTAGCTTGTTCAATAATTTCTTTATCGGTGTATTTTTCATTTTGATCCTCGATTATTTGTGTGGGTATAGTCAATTGAGCCGGACCCATCTGTTCCCACAATTGGGTTAAGAGTGCTTGACGTTCCTCTATTGGCTTATCATGGTAAACATTACCAGTCATTGTAAAGAAGCGATTGAAACTATAAACCTCTACTGAATTTTTGCGTCGTCCTGCTGGTACAGTTCCTTTGACAATGATATGTAATCCCTTGCCAGAAGGACTAATTTCGCTGTAGCTATCAAACTCATTAAAGATTTTTAATTGACTTGCAACGATACTAGGATCAGGATTGTAATCAAGATCGATGCCAGAATATTCATCATTAATTGTAAAAACCAATCCAATTCCATTAAATCCATCGCAAGATTTAACAACGTCATCGAAAGTAGACCAAGTGCTAGGATCAGTAACATCTGCTTTCCTTCCATTAATTTGATATGGTATCTTATCTTTATCCCATAGTACCCATTGTTTAAGCGAACGCAATTCGGCCGGGATTTTATCATAGCTCATTTCATAGTCCAATGCTTCTTAGATATTATAAGATATATTGTCATAGGACTAAGATTAAATAATTTTCCTAATTTATCTATTGACCAACTTGTTTCTTGCCGCTTTTTAAATATTTCATTTGCTAATTCTTTTGTAACCTTAGCTGCTTGATTATTTAAACCTTTATGGTGTGTACCGTGAATTAACTTATCTGCTTGATTTTCTAATTTAGTAGCCCATCTTAAATGATTCGGATTTATACAAGCATTATGACCTTGCCCACAATTATGTGCAGCTTCATATTCTTCTGTTGGCGGTTCGCCATGAAACATTCGACAAACAAATCTATGAGTTTGTTGCCTTTTATTATTTATTGTTATTCTTCCTCTACCATGACGATCTTTAGTGAATGGCCAAATTAAGCATTCATTAGTGCAGTTATGAATGTTATTTATTAACCATTCATAAGGTTTATTTGAACGCGCCATATTTAACGCTCCGTTAAGAGACGGCTATAGCTCATGATAAAGCTTTCAGATTATTGATTAGATAGATAAGTATCGAGTGTGACTATTTTTGTATAGCTTGGGTCTTTGATTCGCCCTTGCGCGAATAAAGAAAGCCAAGCACGATTAAGTCCAGTGTCTTGTTCGATCTTGCGCAAGGTCAAGGTTCGCGGTCGCTTCAATAGCTTATTTAAAATTGTTCTAATGTATGGATCAGGAGTCATTTGGGGAAATATTCCTATTAGAGCATTCGGGGCCGCACGCTGCCACGGTTCAAGTGCTATTGCAAGCGAATAATTTGCTTGACACTACCATTCGAGGCGTATAGACCAGCGATCAGGACGTTCCGCGTTGTTGCGTCCTTTAGTGTGTCCCATTAAACCCTGTCCCCCTGTAATGGGCACACTACTTATTCTTAATGAGGAAATTATTTAATGAAACAAGTTTCAATTCCAATTACTAAAGTTGACGAGCCTTGGTGTAAGGTTGTATTAGCTAATGGTGCTATTATAACTTATCGTACTATTGTTAAAGGTGCATTTCAAGTTATGAATGATGACGGTTCACCACATATTCAAGCAGATGGAAAGCCATTGGTTGGACTCGATACACAAGTTGTACTCGGACTAGAAAAAGAACCTGTTGAAAAGAAGGATATGAATTAAACTACCTGCATAAATACTACGCAGTGCCAATGGTATGAAGCTTATGCTTAAACGCGATTGGCAACCAACAATAAATGGAGAATGTAAATGAATGAACATCCTACAAGATTAGAAATACAACAAGGAATTAAATCATTAAATCCTTGGGATGCATTATCGCAAGATCAATTGCTTGTACAATGGCAACATCTTAAAGATGCTGTTGAAGGTGCTAGATCAGCCGAAATGGAAATGCGCAAATACATTGTCAGTCGTGCATTTCCCGATAAGCATGAAGGCACCAATACACAAGAACTTGGCAATGGATATGCGCTCAAAGCCGTTGTGAAATACAATTATAATCTTGATCCTGACAATAAAAAAGTCGAAGAAGCTTTAGACAAAATTGCCACAATCGGCAATCAAGGATCATTCATTGCTGAACGTCTTGTAAGTTGGACACCATCATTTTTGCTATCCGAATATCGCGAATTGCTTAAAGAAGCTGAAGAAGGTAACGCTACCTCGAAAACTATTATTAGTGAGATACATAAAGTATTGACAATTACTGAAGCAGCACCTAGTCTTAATATCAAGGAACCGAAGGTGAAAAAGAAATGACAAAATTATCAGAAGTCAAAGAAGGTGATATACTTATTGCAGATGATGGATTTGATTGTCTGTCAGAAGGCGAGTACACAGTTAAAAATGGTTTAAGAGGACTTTGTATTATATGTGATTATGGCAATCATTATCTTGATGGACAATCTGAAAATGGTGAATTGATAGGATTGAAAAAGAAATGACACCGAAAGAAATTAAAATGAATGTGTTGCGCACTCGCATCATATCATTAGAAATGTACGGTTATCATATATTCTTATGGCGATGGTGGAAACGTAAATGCAAATAACTAAATACATAATACTTTCCGCACTCATTAAGTGGTTTAATACCACAGAAGAATATTTTGATTATAATGATATTGATGAAACTTGTGTAATTGATGGTGATTTCAATCTAGGTAAATTGGCTGAATTTTTAACAAATACAATAAATGAGTATAAAAATGAAAATGTCTGACCTTAGACCAGCTAAAGACTTCGCTAATCAATTCGGTGTTAAAGCAGTCGTATATGGTCCACCGGGATCAGGAAAAACACCTTTGCTTAACACTGCGCCACGACCACTACTGCTTGCCTGTGAACCTGGATTGCTCAGTATGCGTAATTCTACTGTGCCCACATATCAAGGCTTCACGGCCGCAGCTATAGATGAATTCTTCAAGTGGTTTTTTAACAGTGAAGAAACTAAAAATTTTGATACAATAGCTGTTGACAGCGTATCACAAATGGCAGATATATATCTTCAACAAGCTTTGAAAAATAATAGGCATGGTAAAGCCGCTTACGGGGAAATGGGTACTAAAACAATGGAGCATTTGCGGAGTTTGTATTATACTCGCAATAAGCACACATATCTAATTGCTAAAGAAATTGTTGTTGAAGATACAACTACGTTTCGCAAACCTTATATGCCAGGAAAACAGCTACCTATTGAATTACCTCACATGTATGACGAAATATTACATCTTGGAATACATAATATACCTGCGGCAGGTCAGCATAAATCATTTCAATGCCAAGCGACCTTAGATGTGTGGGCAAGAGATCGTACCGGACAATTAGCTGAGTTTGAACCGCCAGCATTTGAAGCACTTGTGAAAAAGTGTATGGCATAATGTGGGAACACTTATTTGCTCGAAAGGATTATGTAATAGGTGAAACATACAAGATGATGCGTGAGCAATATCCTAAAATGAAAGGAAATGTCATGAATAGCGATGATAAATTGGAATGTTTACGAATAGCAGCAGAATTTGTTGCTAAAGCACAATCAGGAGAACCTGTATTAGAACTAGCTAAAGCTTTTTATAATTGGGTATCTGAAGTAGATAAACCCAATTCTCTAACCTTTGAAAAGATCAATACAAAAAGGAAATAAGTCATGATCTTGAATGTAAATAAGCGAGAAATAAATATCATTCTAAATCTTTTAGAACTTCATCCTTCATCAATGGATGATAATCTAAAAGAAAAACTAAAGCGACTGTTAACTACATCTGAACCTGTAAAATCAACCATCGAACAAGTTCGAACGGCGGAGTAAATCTATGACTTTAGGTGAATATCGAGTGGGAATTACATTTAATCCTAGCAATAATCAGGTTGTATCAGACGTTAAAGCTTATACAGCTATGCTTATTGATAAATGTCAAGAAATCGCTGATAATAACGACAATCCAGAAGTCAAACGTCTTGCAGCATTGGCAATGACCCATTATGAAGATGCTGCAATGTGGGCAGTTAAAGCCGCTACCAAACAGAATAGGAGTTAGACAATGGGCTACGGTTCCTTCGATGCAACACAACATCAACCCCGTCAAAGTGGTCAAGCGCATCCTGTCGGTAAGTTTCCGTTTACAATTACCAATACAGGAATGAAAGGAACTAAAGATGAAGAAATGTTGCCGCCTGAACAACGGACTAAAGGTATGTTCTTTGTAACATTTACTTCACCTGTTGGCGAACATACTAATCACTACAATCTTTGGAATCCAAGCACTAAAACTGTTGAAATTGCGCATGGTCAACTTTCGGCTTTATGTTACGCAACTGGCATTTTCAGGCTTAATTTTGATAATGCTGGTGCTGAATTGCGCGGCGCTAGAGGTATAATGGAAATTGGCTATCAGAAAGGTGAGGAACCTTCAGCCGAAAAGCCTGCTGGTGGATATGTCGAACTGAAGAAAGTCTATGATGCTAACGGTAATGAGCCGGGAAAGGCACCTGCTGTAGCACCACAGCCGCAAGCTGTCGGCGCTCCTGCATCATGGCCCGGACCTAATCCAGCGTCCGCAGCAGCCCCGCCTGTTAATAGAAATGGCGTGGCAGTAGAATGGCACCCTCAAGCGGCGCAAGCCCCTCAGCAGCCTCCTAATGGCTGGCAACAGGGACCGACGCAAACGGCACCGCCTTGGGCGAATAAATAGCATACGATCATACACGACTGTCTGGGATGGATAAGCTGGCAAAAATGGAAACTAATCCGCCCGGTGTTTCCTGTGACTTGATCGTTAGGGGATAGAAATTAGTATTAGCTTTTCAGCAAAATATGAAATCTATCCCCGCTAATTCCCCATTTCTCGCATCCCCGACTAGAGGAATGGGAAGACTTAGCGGCAGTTGAAAAATTGCCGTCCTTTTTATAGGTGATAGATGATCAATTTAAATATCTCTGAAAATCGCAAACTTTATGCTCAGCATATCAAAGACGATATCGATCGATGGTGTGCTGATAAATATTATTCAGGACATAGAAACCATCTTGGTGCATCTGAAATGGGCGAAGCTTGTTCACGCAAGCTATGGTACAAATTCAGATGGGTTAGAGAAGAAATACATGAAGGTAGAGTGCAAAGACTGTTTCAAGTCGGGCATGAAGCTGAACCACGATTTAAAATGTATTTAGAAGGCATTGGCTTTACGGTTCTTGACAGAGCCGATGATATGCAACAATTTCGCATTTCTGCCCACAATGGGCATTATGGTGGCTCGCTAGACGGTATCGCCAAACATCCTGAATACGGTGAATTTCTATTAGAATTTAAAACAAATGGCACAGGCAAAGGGTTTGTTGATGTAGCCGATAAAGGTGTTGAAAAAGCAAAGCCAAAACATTGGGCACAAATGTGTCAGTACGGACTTCATTATAAATTGAAGTATGCACTTTATTTGATTGAAAATAAAAACGATTCTGATATAACAGTTGATATTGTCGAGTTGGATTGGAAGCTTGGCGAGGAAATGCAAAAGAAGGCCGGCGATATAATCAATTCACAGGTGCCTCCGCCGAAGATATCTTTGAACGATGCTTTCTTTGATTGTAAGTTCTGTTCATTTGTTGATGTATGCCATCATGGGGTATGTGTTGAGGTAAATTGTAGATCGTGTAAGTATGCCGAACCTGATTTCGATGGTAAATGGATGTGCAATTTCTACAATTCTAATATACCTTCCGAGTTTATACCAAAGGGATGTGATAAGCACGTATCGATTAATGACTAAATCTAAAGGTGTTCAATTACGCAATTATATGCGAACATTAGAGCTAATTCGACTGCGCAAAAAAGGTTTGACATGGGGCCAGATAGCTCGAATAATGAAAATGGATCGAAATAATGCTCGCAAAGTTGTAATAAAAATGGAAGCAAGAAAATGAATGAATGGCAACCAATTGAAACAGCACCTAAAGATGGAAGGCGCATTCTTGTCTATCGTCCAGGCAAGCATAAATATTCCACAGTAGACATTGACTTTTGGCAAGTTAACAGAGCGCCACTTAATTGTTGGTGGCATTCGCCAAGTGATGGACAACCAACTCATTGGATGCCCTTACCAGAACCGCCAAAATGATAAAGCTTAGACAATATCAGGAGGACGCTTTAGCCGCGATATGGAACTATTTCGTAGCTGGCAATACTGGTAATCCTTGCATTGCTTTTTTGCTTGACAACGTTCCCTCAACCCGTTATATCTAACGGATAACAAAGGGAGTACAAATATGAATGTCTTGTCCTATCACGTCTATGATGGTCAAAAATGGCTTGCGGATGATGAACGCACATGGACTACAGATTATCATTTATCCGCATGTTTCAATGATCCAAAATTAGCACAAGATATCGGAGAGCGCGAAGCTGGCGAAACTCGTACAATTTATGTAATGGGATGTTTAGGCTGGCAATAATGAGTAGGCAAGCAGTAGATATGACGGGGCAACGATTCGGTCGATTAATTTGCGTTGCCCCATTAGGTTCAAGTAGTACCGGAATGATTTGGGAATGTGTATGTGATTGTGGAAATACAACTAAAGTTGTTAGAGGTAATTTAATACATAATAAAACACAATCTTGCGGTTGCTTATGGAATGAAAGTAGAACAGCAAACGGATACGCTAGAAAAGTACACGGTCGAACATCTAGAATAAATGGTAAAAAGAAAAATCGAGTCGGTACTTATTCAACTTGGGAAGCCATGATGAATAGATGTTATAATCCAAATGCTGATTGGTATCATCGATATGGCGGCAGAGGTATAAAAGTTTGTGACGAATGGCACACGTTTGAAAATTTTTTAAAAGATATGGGAGAACGACCGTTAAATAAAACAATAGATAGAATAGATAACGATAAAAATTATATGTTATCAAATTGTAAATGGTCTACACCTAAAGAACAATCGAATAACAAATGATTACGTTACGTCCTTATCAAGAGGAAGGGTTGAATGCTATTTGGAACTACTTTGTACAAGGTGGTAAAGGACACCCCGTCTTATCCTGGCCTACAGGTACAGGTAAAAGCGTTTTACCGGCAGTCTTCATTGAACGTATAATGAAGATTTATCCAACACAGCGGTTCATGCTGATCACTCACGTTAAGGAGTTAATATCCCAAAATGCCGAAGTTCTCAGAATGGTCTGGCCAACAGCGCCGTTGGGTATATATTCTGCTGGTCTTAAATCTCGCGACATTGCTTTTCCTATTATTTACGCTGGTATTCAATCCGCAATAAAGAACCCACCTAAATTTGGGCATAGAGATATCATTTTCATCGATGAAGCGCACTTAGTCAATCAGGAAGAATCGTCTATGTATCAGACGTTTCTTGCGACAATGAAACTGATTAACCCATGTGTTAAGATTATAGGAATGACAGCAACCCCATTTCGAATGGGGCAAGGGATGATAACAGATGAGGGAATATTTACAGATATTATTCATGACCTTTGTAGTATGGATGGTTTTAACAATCTTATTCATGATAAATTTCTATGTCCTCTCATTCCATTACGCACACGTACTGAATTAGACGTTAGTGATGTGGGTATTCGTAATCATGAATTTATCCCAGGCCAATTGCAAGGCGCTGTTGATAAGCAAGAAATTACATATGCAGGATTAAAGGAATTAGTTCATGCAGGACAAAATAGACGTAGTTGGCTTATATTTTCCTCCGGTATCGAACACGCTGAACATATTGCAGCTATGCTTACTTCCTTTGGTGTGGATTGTGCTGCTGTACATTCTAAGCAGAAGCCCGAATATAATGATGCAGCTATACGGGCTTTTAAAGCCAACAAACTCCGTTCAATTGTCAATTTCTCTAAGCTTACAACTGGTTTTAATCATCCTGATATTGATCTTATTGGCGATTTTCGCCCAACTATGAGCATACCGTTACATGTGCAAAAACTCGGACGTGGAACTAGACCAGCTTCGGGAAAAGATAACTGTCTTGTCCTCGATTTCTCGCGAAATGTTCCAAGACTTGGACCAATTAATGATCCAATTATCCCAAGAAAAAAAGGCGAAAAGACTGGTGATCCTCCAATTAAAATATGCGAAAATTGTGGTGCATACAATCACGCATCAGTTAGAAGATGTTGCCAGTGCGACGCGGAATTTACTTTCAAAGTTAAAATAGTTGCCAAACCCGGACATGAAGAAATCATTAAATCCGATTTGCCAGTTATCGAATCGTTTGATGTTAAACGTGTGACATATTTACCGCATCAAAAAACAGGTTCTCCACCTTGTATGCGAGTATGTTATTATACAGGCTTGCAAATGTTTCAGGAATTTATTATGTTTGAACATGGTGGAATGCCAGCTAAACGAGCAAGAGATTGGTGGCGACAAGTACATAAAACCGAACCGCCAAAGACAACTAAAGAGGCTCTACAATATAGTTCACAACTGCGACCACCGCGTAAAATACGAGTATGGTGTAATAAAAAATATCCAGAAGTTCTCAGTCGTGAGTTTTAAAATGTATATTAGGGGCGTTTGCTAAACAAGAAGATGCAATTAATGCTAGACTGCAAGCCGAAGAAAAATATCATCCGTATAGAGGAAGTGGAACAGAGGTATTAAGCCGTGAATTTTAAAATTACTGTACCTTATAGACGTTACAGATATCAAGGTAAAAGAACAGCATTTAACGGATTTGAACTTGTAGTAACTAAAGAATATAAAAGGCTAATGAAACTAATTAAGAAATATGATAATATAAAATTTGTTCACGAGATTGTAGCAACAGACAATTGGCGCGATGGTACATGGTATGATAAGGTAACAGTAGAAATAAATGACTAAGCGACCAAAACAACGAACAACTGAAACTTCAAATTTATTTGAAGCTGTAAAGTTTTGTTCGCTGCTATGCAAAAAAGAAGGGGCACCAAATGACACACATATTCTTTTCCGCGACAATAACATTTGTGCTTTTAACGGTGTGCTATCTGCTAGTGTTCGGGTTGATGAGAGTTTATCAGCCTATCCTAACGCTGCATTATTAGAGACTGCATTAACTAAGTGTGGGCAACATTTCTCAATTACACAGCTAGATCAAAAGTTATCAGTTAAAGCTGATAAATTTAAGGCGTTAATTCCTTGCTTGCCTCTTGATCTTGCGCAAACACCTTTCCCCGATCCGGCTATGGCGAGCCTTGACAATCGCTTTAGCGAAGCATTGAATAAGGTATCTATGCTCGCTACTGAGGATGCTCAGACCGTCATCTGTGCGTCTGCATTAATGGCAGGGGCTTCGCTTATAGCTACAAATCGTGTCGTGATGCTGGAAGCATGGCACGGTATTGACCTACCAACAGGTATAGCTCTACCGAAAGCTTTTTGCGTCGCATTATCAAAATGTGGTAAGAAGTTAACTAAATTTGGATATGGTCAATCAAGTTGTACGTTTTATTTTGAAGACGAAAGTTGGCTTAAAACACAATTCTTTGCTGAACCTTGGCCGGATGTTCGCGGTATTTTAGATCGCAAGTGCAATTTATTTGAGGTTCCCAATGGATTCTATACAGGAGTTGATAGCATTTCTAACTTTAGTAGTGACGGTTGCATTTATTTTGATAAGGATGTATTGCGCTCGCACTTGGAACCTGATATAGGTGCAAGCTATGAAGTAACAAGCATACCAAAAGGACCAATATTTAACATCAAACAGTTAAAGCTCATTCAACCTTATGTACAGAAGATTGATTTTCAAGCTGAGGGAGGTTGTTTGATGTTTGTTGGAGATAGAATTAGAGGGGCAATAGCAGGAAGGGGAAAGAGCGAGCAATGTTAGCAAGATATATTATTGCTATGACGTTTTCCTTTTTGCCGAGTTTCATCATGGAACCGCCGCCACATCCTGATTGGCGGTTGTTCGTATGCATCTTGTCCTTGCTTATAGCCGCCTATACCGTGGGGTACATGCACCGGGAATTAATGGACCTACTTGCTTCCTACCCCTCCGCGCCGCTCTCGCTCCCCGTTCAACAGAGAACAGCAAATGAACTTCGATCAATTAGGCCGTATCGAACTTGGTAATAACGCAGTGCAATTGCGTCCTTACATTCCACGCGAACCACTACAATATGAATTAATGACTAATCAAGAAATATTTGCAGGTGCCGGTGGAACACTTGTTGTTGATACCGAAGCCTATCCTAATTATTTTCTTATTGCTTTTAAGGATATAAAGACTGGTAAGGTTATCGTATTTGAAAGTGATTCATATAAAGGTGAAAGTATTCATATTCATCAAGAAATGAAAAAGCTCTGCTGGATCATGCAAAGTTATCGCACAGTAGGATTTAATAGCAATAAGTATGATATTCCATTAATATGGCTGTATTATAGTATTCCTAATCATTATCCTTCAGTAATGAAACAAGCATCAAACGAACTTATTTTTAATAATATGTTTCCACAAGCTTTATCGACTGAATTTAATTTCAAAATACACAAAACCCCCCATATTGATCTTATTGAACTTTGCCCGCTAACTGGTAGCCTGAAGCTATACGGTGCTCGGCTACATTCACAACGTATTCAAGAATTACCGTTTCCTCATGACCAGGATTTAACCAGTGAACAAATCGCTATTGTTCGTGATTATTGCATTAACGATCTTGGCGTTACCGAACTTTTATTTAATAATCTCAGCGATCAACTCAGCTTACGGCAATCATTAAGCACAGAATACAAGCAAGACTTAATGAGCAAATCTGATGCGCAAATTGCCGAAGCAGTGATATGTGGGGAATTGAAGCGATTGACTGGCAAATGGCCTAAGAAACCAGATCGGCAAATAGGTAATATCCACACATATAAGCCGCCTGCATTCATATCTTTTCAAACTGAGAAGTTACGAAAGCTTCTGGTTATGATATCACAGGCACAATATCAAGTATTAGAAAACGGTCGCGTTATTGTTCCAAAGGAAATAGAAAATGCAAATATTTCAATTGGTAATAACTTGTATCGTATTGGCAATGGTGGATTACATTCATCAGAAAAATGTCATTCCGTTAAAGCAGACGCTAACTATTTTCTTTTTGATCGTGATGTTGCAAGTTACTATCCTGCTGTCATTCTAAATTGTGGACTGTACCCACAACATTTGGGGGCCAATTTTCTTGTCGTTTATCGTTCAATTGTTGAGCGTCGATTAGCAGCTAAGAAAGCTAAGAATACAGCCGTTGCCGAAGCATTGAAGATTACCATCAATGGAACATTTGGTAAGCTAGGCTCACCATATTCTGTACTCTATGCTCCTGATTTGATGATACAAGTTACAGTGACGGGGCAGCTTGCATTATTGATGCTGATTGAACAATTGATATTGCGAGGAATTGAAATAGTAAGTGCAAATACCGATGGAATTATGATTAAATGTCATAAAGATAAAACATTATATATGAAAGAAGAAATAAGAGCATGGGAATTACAAACTGGTTTTATTACCGAAGAAACCGAATATGCAGCTTTGTATTCTCGCGATGTTAATGCTTATCTGGCGGTTAAAAAAGACGGCAAGAGCAAGGGTAAAAATATCTATTATGATCCTTGGAATAGCAAAGAACCAAAGGATTTAATCTGGCGGTTCTTCAAGAATCCAAATGCTCAAATCTGCACCGAAGCAGCAATCAAGATGGTGACGCAAAATGTACCTATTGAAAAGACTATTAGAGAATGTCGGGATATTACTAGGTTTGTTATCGTTAGGAATGTTAAAGGCGGGGCACATAAAGATGGGGATTATCTTGGGAAGGTTGTTCGTTGGTATTATTCAAATAACACGTACGGAACGATCAATTACATAAAATCAGGTAATAAGGTTCCAGATAGCGAAAAGGGCAAACCCGCTATGGATTTACCCTTAACATTTCCCGATGATATCGCGTATGATATCTATGTTGCTAAGACAACTGCTATGCTCGAAGATATGGCGTATTATCAAAAAGCAAAACAGTTGACTTTCTTTTAAGGACCGGGCGCAGGAAGTGAGGCGGTAAGAGCCGCTGTGTGATCGGCGATATCTTGTGCGGAAGCTGCGACTTTGCTAGAAAGATCAGAAATAGCCATAGCGGCTGTATGAGCGCCTTCCATGTTACCAGCTGCAAGAGCATCTTTTAAAGCCTGAATTTCAGCTTGAATGGCTGTATCAGCAGCAACCTGATTGGTGGTCAAAGTATTTACAGAGGTTGCAAGTGCGTCAACAGCGGTATTCAGTTCGTCAAGTGCAGACATGATATTAGCTCCTATGTGTAATAGTATATCAAGTTTAGCTAAAATGCGATATAGAATAGAAAGCATGATCTATATCCTTTCGCATCTTGATCGTATCAGAAATATGTGACGTGTCCAAGTCTGTTCATTCCTTATACTCTCCATTAATTACTTCCCTTACAAATCCTCGTCCTCTTGATAGATCGTATAGGCGTTGATCTAATAATCTTTGTGCTTTTTGTGTTTCCGCTAATTGTGCAGCATGATTTTCTAATTGTGATTTTTGCACAGCTATTTGCTGAATTGTTTCGCTTTGACGTGCTAATGTGGCTTTAATTTCCACAACATTTTCCTTTAATATTTTCATATCGCTTTTAGTTATGGCATAAAATACTCCCGCTGCAAATATTAACGGAAGTATTGTACCTAAATTAAAGTTCCATTCCCAAGTAAGCATTTACGCTTATATCTACTTTATGTCAATTAGGTATAACTACTTACTCTTAGCTTTTAATTTAGCTTCCAACTCTCCCGTCGTTGGTCGCGTTTGTTCAAGAATTGTTAATCTTTGTGCAATACGATCAAGTTCACGTTTAATGAAATCGTTATAAGTTTCATGTTCTCTAATTGATAAAAACTTCTCAGCAAGACTTTTAGCTTGTGTTGCATTATTTAGAAATAGTCCGGCAATAGCGATTATAAATATACCTGTAGGAACCATTATTTCCCAGGTCACTTATTTAACTTCCACTTTGGCTCTTGCCAAGGACCATCATGGCCGAAACGGCGCAGACGACATAGTAATCTGTGCCACCACTTCATAACTGCTTATTTTCCGTGAGCAACTTGTAGATACCATAGATAAAGTGCCACGGTTTCAAGTACCACGACACTTTCTTAGGTTGCTCAGTCATCATTGCTTATCCATAGTAAGAAGCTTGTAGATGGCCCAGACAAAGTAGAAGGGCTTCTTCCACCACGGTATTTTACCAGCAGACATACTTGCCGACTTTATTCCAACCACAATTAGACGGCTTTTTCTTTTCATCGATTTGAGTATTACAAAACAAATCACTTCCAAAAACATGACAAGTCGGCTGCACAGGCTTTTGAGGAATGGGGCATACCCAAACCCCTTCTTTCACTTGATCGCAATAATCTTCTGCTTTTGCAATATTAATAGAAGCAATAACAGCAGCAAATACAGATAACATCAATAATGTTTTCATTTTTACTCTCCTGTTTTATAAATTAGGAAGTTTGGCTAATGCGGCTTGAATGGCGGCTTGTGTAAGTGCTCCTGCCAATCCATCAACTTTCAAACCAAGTTTGGCTTGAATTTGTTCCACAGCATCGCGGGTTTTTGTTCCATAAACACCATCAACAACAATGGGAGGATTCAAGTTCAACATTGTATTTAGAGAACCTTGCAGCCATTTAGTAATATTAGGATCAAATGCTGCAATAACACCGCCGACAATATGAAGTTCCGGAGCAGCTTTAGGAAATAATTGCGCTCCGATACCTTCAAGAATAGTAGCTAAAGGTGCCGAAAGCTGTTTAATTTTTGTAATCAAATCTGCGTTTGATTTTGCCAAATCAATAGCCGTCTTTACAGGACCGGCTAATGATACGACCAATTGAATTATTGCTAAAATATTCATGATCTTGCCTTTGCATCTGCTGCGATTGCATCATCAACAATTTTTAAAATTCGTGCTGTTGTAATCTCAGTCATAACCTTACTTCGATAGAAGAACGGAACTAAATCATTTACAAGTTCATCAACGTCTTTTTTAATTGCATCATAAACTGCATTACGTTCTACTGTTGTTGCCATAATTTTATTCCTTCATTTAACAGAAGCACTTGGAGAAGTATCATGAACAGTCGCACCTGTAGTATTATCTACGGTTCCACCAGTGACATTTTTATCTTTGGCAAAAAGTCCACTAATGCCTGCTCCAATGACACCGAGATCAGTCATTAGTACATTACCATCAACTTGACCTTTAGAGAACATTGTAATTAAACTTGCTACTGCACCAAGAATAGCAGCTATACCGGCCGCACTTGTTTTCCAATTTGTTATCATCTTGCCCACTCTGATTTTAGTGTTTCTATATCACCATCAAAACGATTAATATCTATACCTTTAGTAACAACACCGGGCATATTATTAGGTTGAGGACCAATACTATCACCTGTAAATTGCCAAAGAAAATATTCTGACCAAGGTAAAGGTTTTGTCATCGAATCTATCAAACGTGCTCTAGGACCATATTGACAAAGCCATAAATCATGTTTTGCTAAAAAAGTTCTAGTTGGAGCATCAGCATGAATAATAGTTTCTTTGATTCGATTACCAGAATATATTTTAGCAAATCGCTGTTGCCCATTCGCAATTATTGATAATTCTTTGTCAAGTATTTCAAGAAATTGAATTGCCGAAGAAAGAGACATATTGCCGTCGCGATTATCCTCAAAATCGAGCGCCATAAACGTATTAGCATCAGGTTGCGCGGCGTCAAGAAAATGTTGCACCTGAGAAGGAATATTATCACCTGTATTAAAATGATATGCTCCCCACAATAAACCTACACTCTCAGCAGCTTTACGTCGCGATGCGTATAACTTATCGGTAACACCGATACCTTGAGTTGCTTTATGAATAACAAACTGACAACCTCCACGCTGCAACATTGTAAAAGCGTCTTCGTCTGTTACATGATGATTAACATCACTCTGCAATACATCACCATGATATAGATCAACTCCTAAAATCATTGTAGTATTCCTCTTGATAGCAATACAATATAGCCAAAAGCGACTACAGCTATACTGCCAATTAATGCTAATTTAAATGCTTTAATTGCGTCCATAAATATAAATATTACCACTTGTAATATTACCGCCACTCATTAATACTTTAAATCCTGTTACAGCACCAGAACCAGTATTAAATTCACCACCTATATTTACAACTTGAGCATTTGGCCCCGAAATCATAGCAACAAGTTGACCATAAAATTGAGTAGCAATCGATATACTACTAGGATTAACTACAGTTATTGTACCTGAAATACAAGAATTACTATTTAAAAGATTTCCAACTCCATTTGAACAAGGAATACCATTAGTTACTGCTGTAGCAGTACCGCTACCAACAGATGAGGCAAGATATCCTGTAGTTTGAAAAGTTGCTGAATTTTGAACTTGAATTATACAACGAACACTATTTGTTGCAGCAAGTAT